CCATTAAGATGAGTGTTGCCATTTCGCATATTTAACGTGTTTACAGACCATAAATGATCAATATCACATTCTGTTTTTGTACCATCATTAAATTCAACTTCGTAAATATCTCTATCTCCCATTTGTGGAAAAACTTGTAAAACTCTTGTGGGTAATCCGTCAGAGGATATTACAAGAGAATTAGGTTCAATATTACCCATTGTTGTCCAACCGCTTGGTGTTAGCACTTTGGCGGTTAATGGTTGCGCTTTTCCTACACCTAAAGGTGCGATAATTAACCCAAGCTCACCTTTTGATAGACCGCCGCCAGTATTTTCGTCAATACCAGAAACTCCAGTTGGAATTGGTTCTCTATATAGTGCCGATAATACATCGTCAATATTATGAAATACCTCAACAGAGTCTTCCACCTCTTTAAAGATCAGTGCATCTTTAAGGGTTTTTTCAATTTCATCGTATTCATCAACAATACCTTTTTCAAGTTTCTTACTAATACTGTTTACTACATATTTTAACGATTGTAGTTTACAGAATTTCATTGCGAAATCCTGGACATTCCTGTTAGATGATTTTTTGTTCTCAATAAGATCAACGGTATCCAATAATGATTTTCTAAGAGTTTCATCTTCGGATGAGACCTCCATGTGTATTTCCGTTCTTAGATTCGGAAAATTTAATATTACTTCATGTTTTGTATGATATTTTTTTATTATTAATATAAGTTTTGAAAATGCTTCAACACTGAAGTGTTTTGGTTCAAGCATCTCAATTACAGATTCGCCGAACTTGGTATCTAAAATTATCTCATGAAATAAATCTAATTGATAATCTCTACCCAAGTCAGCTATTGACGTTGGTTTGTTGCTCATATTCTTTCTGGTAATAGATTATAGTCTAGGTATGTTGTTTCGAGCCTTTCAGTCCTTTCCGAAAGACATTTTTGAATCCTGGTAATAATATCATAAATACGTTCCCTAACATCAACAGTATATCTCACTTTAACAGGATATACAGTTGCATCCCATTGCCTAAAGGCAATGTTTTTATTATCCAACTTAATCACCATTTTCATCACATCTTGCTGGTCTGACTGATCATAAGTAGGATCATCATAATATAATCTACTATTTTCGGTCATGTAATCCAATGTCTTGTCAACTAGATGTCGTTGAATAATTTTCATATCAATATCTACAGCATCTTTGAAATTCAGTGAATGTACTGCTTTTATATTGAAACCAATTACATTAAAATATCTTTGAACGATAATGTTGTCGTTTAAATATAAAGTGAATTCGAATCTTTGGTCTTTCTTATATTCTTTCTTATATTCTTTTTTAATTGGTTGTTCCATAATATCTTTTTTTTACGTTCGTATAGCATTTTTTAATTCTCTATAATAATAATAAAACTTTTCAATAAAACCAAGCTTCTATCTTGTTTTATTATATAAATTAGTTTCTTTTTTTATAATTGTAATAAATGTTGACCAAAAGATAAAATATGCATCATCACTTTTGGGTATAAAATTTATAATTTCATCCTGTTTCATCATTTCAATGACTTGTTTTACACCACCCCTACCTTCAGGACATAGTGGTTCATTAACCATTTCGGATATTATTATTTTCATTTCATCAGTAACATTAGGTTGATCGAGATTAATGATTTTATTCATAACACTAAAATAATCAACACCATAGGTACCCCATTTTGTTACACCCTCTTTTATTGTTTGTAATTGATTAGATGTTGGTTTCTCTAATAATAACCTATCAGTTTCTTCCAATATCCATTCATATGTTTTAGTTTCTTTTTTCAGTGCTGGAAATAATTTTAATACAGTTTCTTCGCCAATATTCTGAATCCCAGAAATATTATCAGCAGTATCACCAGCAATCATTTTAAGCAAACCTACGTTTGTATAATGATACTTAAAGTAGTTTTGGAAATTATCTTTATTAACAACAACTTTCTTTCCATATAAATAAACTTTAACATCATCTGCAAGTAGTTGTAAAAGATCTGAATCATTTGTATAGATAAGTTTCTTTTCGTTAGGTGAATTTTTAACATAGTAAGCAATGCCGTCATCAGCTTCGCAACCAGGAATTTCAACTTGTCTAATAAACAATTCTTCCAAATATTGTTTTATTCTCATTCTTTGGCGACCCAAATCATATATTTGATCCTCACTATATCTATCGTTTCTATTTTGTTTATAGTATGGATAATATCTTTGCCTATAAACTCTTGAGTTTTCACCTTCCCAAAAAACGATAACTTTAGTTATGCTCTGATCTTGGTAAAATCTCTTGATAGTATTTATAAAATGGGATATGGCACCAACAGATCCATTTTTCATTTGGATATCTTTGGTGCCATGAAATCCTTGTTTCAATAAAGCTTCGCCATCGATTAATAAAGAATTAATCTTGGTCTTCGGTATCGACTTTCGGTTTAAAATTAACATCCTCTACTAATTCAAAATTTGCATCTCCTAATATTCCTGCCCAATATTCGGCAGTATCTTTTTTGTATTTCTCCAAAGCAACCTTATCATCTCTTTTATCTGATGAGATAAATCCATGTGGCGTTACGATGATTTGTGAATCAGCATAACCAAGTCCATTGATGTGGTTTTTGTCAACAGTAATTTTAGTTCTTGAACAGAACATAATTTTTCTACCATTTTTAGTTGCATCGATTTTACTTATACCACCATCAGCTTCATTTCCAAATCTAAATACTAATGTTGATACTTGATAGATCGCTTCTCCACCTTTTGGTTTGATCTTAGGTGTACCGAATGGATTATCAGGTAATCTCACCCAAGGTAAGTTACATATAACTAATCCATCTAAATATGGTGTATCTTCTTTACGTGTATTATTAATTCTTTGATTAATACCCATTTCAATTTTTTCAGCAAGGACACCCGCGGTGTGTTGTTTACCACCTTTACCTTCCCAGGTTAATTTACAGGGAATTGACCCTACTGAGTCCCAGAAAAAGCAAATATTATAAGGAATCCCACCTTTTACCTGATCGTCAAGGATTTCGTTTATATAATCAGTTACTTGTTCGACATAGTTGAAATCGTCCCTATAAAAGAAGAAACCATCCCATTCGCCTGTTTCTGGATTTTTATTACAATCCAAACCCATCAATTTGCAGTGATCGAAACTCCATTTTTTTTCTGTTATAATAAAGACGGGTAAAATACCTTTCTTCTGTGCATCTATAGCAGATGCGATTAATGCTGTTGTATTGTGTGTTAAATTAAAACCATCTGTAATATATAATGAATCTAAATTGGATACTTTAATGCATTGACAGATATCTTGTCTTAGATATTCAATATTAGTTATATATTTTATAGGTGTTTTGCAATTCTCATTTAACCTATTTAATTTACGACTTAATTTAAATGGTTTAATATTTTTTGGTAGGTTAAAGCTAACTCTATAACACAACGAACATTCTATAATTTTACCATTATTTTTATAATACCCTTGTTTAGTTCTAATCTTATTAACGACACCACCAAGAGTATTAATTAAATCTACAATATCATTTATAAGTTCTTTCGAAATAGAGGAAAATTCATACACACCATTTTTATCACAAGAACCATCAGTATCCATTAAACCATGTAATAAATCTATTCGTTCATCAATACTTGAATTATAGATGAATTCTTTGGGAATAAATTTATTTATACTTCTAATATCACCTAAACCCATATTAATTAACGACGTTCTGGTTTCTGGTGTTAAGTAAATCGTATTTATTGTTCTGTTTGTACCGTTAATTATTCTATTACGTTCAACATCACTTTTATAATGTTTTGTTTTTTGAATGATCTCGATAATTTCGTTATCTTTTGTGCTTATAGTTGGCATTCCGTTTCCCACACCAACAAATCCATCCCCTAATATAACACCTAATGTATATGGATCAATTATTTTATCATTCTTTATTTTAAAATTATTAATAGGTTCACATATTGGTATTCTATAGTTTTTATTACCATTTTTATTAAAATCTTGCATTAAATCTATTGTACGTAAGATTTTGTATGTTTTATCTGGATTATAATACCCAACACCTTTAATTTTAAATTTAGAATGTCTTTGATTATATGAATTTACTGCCCATAAATGTTCCTCATCACACTCCACGTTAGAACCATCACTAAAAGTGATTTTGTAAACAGGTCGTTCACCTTGCGGATAAACACCAATAACATTTTGTGTCTCACCATCAGAACCTATAATCACATCACCCACATTTATATTACCCATTAATTTCCACCCATCTGGACTTAATATTTTAGATGTTAATGGTTGAGCTTTTCCTGTGTTGGTATGACCTAAGAGCATGTTGATATGTCCCATAACAGGACCTGGTAATCCAGATGCTTCAAGAAATGCTTCACCGCAATTTAAGAATACTTCTGGTTTATATCTTGTTGTTGTACTTTTTTTCTTTTTTAATTCATCAAAAGAAAATTCTTTCTTTTTAATAGCCATTATATTTTTTAATTAAAATTCGTTATTTACATAACGACCTTTCTTACCATATTGGTTTGAAAGGTCGTTATGTAAAATTATTTTACCATTTCAAAAAGGAAGATCATCTACGGAAACTGGTTCAGTTTCAGTATCAACCGTCACTTCGTCAGTGGTAGTTGGTTCTTTATAGGTTTTTGTTTCTACAGGTGCTGTATACACAGCTGGGTTTTCGTCATCTGTTTTTGCAACAAAGCACTTTTTTTCAGAATCCCAAACTGGTTCACTACCTTCGGCAACAACTCTTAAATATTCAATAGGTTTCTTGCGATACATATCTTTCCAAGTAGTTGTGTCATTCATCCATTCAGTAGCCTGATTTGTATTAGCGCTAATAGGTGAAGGATCATCGAACATTATTTGAGATACTTTTGTGAAGCCCTTTGCGGCATCAAGAACTAAGGTAATGATAAGATCACGACCTTTTTCATCTGGTCTCCAGAATGCTCCAGAACCAGGATTTTTTTCGTTCAGGTGTGTCATGAATGGTTTAATTTTATCCATTATACCTGAACCGTCTTTTGGTAATGGAAATCTCCAAAACTTTACACCTTCAGCTTCTTTACCACGTTCAATACCTCTTACAATGAAGAAGTCGCGTGATTTGTAGGTCGATGCTTGTATTTTGTCATCCTTATCACCTTTAATAAGTAATTGATAGACATCATTTAAAGGTGATTCGTCACCATCTTGTGCTGGATCATACAGTTTTACCCATTTTTGACCAACTTTAAGGTTGTGAAACCTTACGATTTCGTACCAATCTTTTGGGTTTTCGCTACTTAGTGGTAGCACCCTAAATTTTCTTTCACCAGAATTCTGACCTTTTGGAAGTTGCAAAGTAAAATACTTTGTGAGATCTACTTCTCTCTTCTCGAAAGTGCCAACGGTTTTTCTTTTTTCGTAATCAGCCAGTTGTTCATTAACGGCTTCATCCCAATTTACATTTTTGTAATCCATAATTAATTAAATTTTAGTTGATACAATAGTAGTAAAAAAAAGAATAGGTGTCAAGTCTTTTTTGAAAATATTTTCTAAAAGATTAAAAATTCTTGTTGCCGAAGAGTTCTTTGGTTGTTTTTGAACCAATTACGAATAACCCTGGGTTGATAGAGAATTCGCTATACGCGTTATCTACAGATAACGTTCTTACTGGAATTTTGTTGATCTCGGTTCCACCCGCAAATTCCATAAAAATACCATTTAAGGTAAATCCGATAACATCAGTAATACCGCCAAGTGTTGTAACCACATGAAGTGAGTATGTCCAATTTGGATCGTTAGCTTCCAGTGTGGTGACATCGAGAGTATCACCACTCACTAATTTATATGTAACTGTTTGAATGTTATCCATTATTAAAATATTGATCTTTTTGTTTTTGAACCGATCACTACTATTCCAGGATCAGTCGCATGTTCAACATGTGTTGATACGACATCTAAGGTTCTTATTGACATTTTATCCATGACTGCGCTTCCAGGTAATTCAATATCACTACCATTTAAGGTAAATCTTATAATATCATTGCTACCAGCAGCTATCATTAATGTATGAAAACCATACATAAATTCTGGATCAAGTACCTCTATTGCTTTCACATCTAAAGTATCACCTGTATGTAATTTTATTACTACAATTTCTGATTGGTTCATCGTATTATGGCATTAAATCTTTATCTTCTGGTGTGAAAGAATTCTTTATGGCTGTCTCATTATAATCGTTTAACAGACTATTCATCATTGACATTCTTGATTTCCCTTCCATCTCAGTTTGGTTTTTATGACCCAAACCTTTATTATATTGGTCAAGAGTTACATTATAAGGATATGAATCTTTTGCTACAGCTTGACGCCTTTCCTCTTCGGTTGGTGGTCTCATGAGTTCGACTTGTTTTGCCATTTGCATTATTAAAGTATCCATTCTTCCAACACTTTGTTCCATTGAACCGATTTGTCCAATAAGTGCTTCTATTTTTTCCAATGAAGAATTCACTTTCTGTGAAGTATCCTGGGATTGTGTCATAATTTCCTTATTGGCATTAATTAAATCAGTAACGTCAATTTCTTCAACTTGTTCGTCACCACCATCAAAATTTGGTGTTGGGGGTGTATCACCCATATCTGGTGCGCCACCTGAAGCACCACCACTTCCACCACTCATGTCATCCATTCCGCTCATATCATCACCGCCAGTAGGAGCGCCACCGCCTCCGCCCATATCACCCATGTCAGTCATATCTGCGCCTGGTGCAGCATTAGGATCGCTATTAGGATCGGCATTAGGATCGGCATTAGGATCAGCGTTGGGGTCAACACCCATTGGCTGTTCTTCAGTATTAGGATCAATTGGTGGTTGGTTAGCCAAATCACTGTCAGTTGGCTCATCTTCTGCTTCTTCTTGATAGAATCTAAATCCTTCTTCGATAGTAAGTTTATCCTGATACGCATTAATCGAATTCATGCGTCTGATTTCGTTTTCCAACAGTTTATTTGTTTTCTTCACCATTTTAATTACCTTAAATAACTTCTTTTTGTGTGGCTTATTGGAGTTTCTTCTGTTAATAATTCTCTACCATCTTCAACCACTAATTTTTTTTCGATTAATGTTCTTTCAATTAATCCGTCTTTGCTCTTAATGTAACAAACACCCGTTTTTATATCGCAAACTTTTTCACCTTCTTCAGCATCTTTTCCAAGAAATTCATCGATTGCATCATTATTGTCATTCATAATTTAATAGTTTATAATAAATATCAGTCAATTTGATAAAAGTCACTAGATTATTTTATTATGTCCAATAAAGATGGTCTGTTGGATTCATAAATCTTTTGTAAAAATCCACAGCATATTCACTTCTTTTAATCGGTTTAAGAGTAACAATTTTTTTGTTAGGATAAAGATAATCACCACCTTTAACATATGTTTCATAATCCTTATCGCAGAATTGACAGAATTCAACAATATGTGCAAATAACCAGGCTGTATGATCAGCACCTTTACCTTCACCTTCCGCAGTTGTAGCTTCTTTTAAAAATTCTTTAAATCTATCTGTGGATTTAAATAGAAAATCCATTTGTGCTTGTACTGTTTCACCTATTTTAGATAGATCATAATACTTTGAATTCCATTGGATTAACCCATCATTAACTGTAGTTTTTCCACCACTTTTCTCTTCTGGACTTAAATTCCTTAATTTAAAACTACTTTCCATTTGCATGTTACCCATTATACCAGCAGCAATAATGGGAGAAACCCCTTTATTCTTTAAGTACGTTTTAACATCCATTTGTACCTTTGTTGTACTTGGATTTGACGCTGTTGATGTCCCGTCAATCGTTTGTGATATAGTGATAACGTCACCACTATTACCAGCGATAATATTATAAATATTTTTATTTTTATCACTCATTTTACATTTACCATCAAATTTACCATTAACAGCAAAAGAAAATAATGCAATATTATCTAATGTCCCATAATATTTAACCCCATATGTTGGATCAACAGTAATTTCTGTACCAATTCTACTAATTGGAATAGTAGTAGATGTTGGATCAAATGCATTAAAT